GCTAAGGGCGTTGTTAAGATGACTGTAGACCCGAAGTGTGTTTATTTAATAAAAGATTTAGAGCAAGTTCAGCGTGACAGAAAAGGTGGCATTGATAAGAGCAATGTTGAGTTAACTCATTCTCTCGATGCAGCCACATATTTAATTTCGTACAAATGGCCAATAGTTCAACGGATCGCAACCTCAATGAAATGGTAAAGAAAAAATGATAGTTGAAACTAAGGATCATGTAAGGAGTTCTCTAAAGGAATTTCTTTCAAATATAACAACCGACAATGTGGAAGATCGTTATCGCAGTTTATCTTATTACGAAGGGATACAGGGGGAAATGGAAACTGACTTGGGAAAATACTTTCCCTTGAAGTCAATAGAAGTTCCTTTAATTGTTCAGAACATAACATCTAAGCTAATCAACGCTCGTGCTATTGGGTACAAAATACCACCAGTAAGAACTAACGAGCCTTATCTGGATAGTGTGAAAGATTTAGATCAAACAATGTTAACGGCTGAACGCTTGACTTACTTATTGGGATCTCATCTAATTAGAAGCAGATTTAACGATGAAGATAATGTCTTAGAATACGATCAGATCATTGAGTTTGAGCCTGTATTTGAAGCAAGGGCAAGACAGCCTTTCGCATATATCTATCCAATCTATAATCATGGTCAAGCAAGGAGCAACGAAGTTGTTTATGCTTACTGGTCAGCTGATGAGCATTTCTTGGTTCACCAGAGCGGACGGATTGAATCTATAAATGAGGGCAATGTCAATCCGTACGGAGTCCTCCCCTTTACTGTATGTCACCGCCATCCTTATACGACAGATTTTATGCGTAACGGCGCAAATGATATTGTGAACGCTAATCTAATGATTAACCTTTTAATGACCGAACTTGGTTTGGCTATGAGATTACAAGCGTTGGGTCAGCCTGTTATTACTGGGATAGATAGCGCAAGCGAGGTTTCGCTGGGAGTTGACAAGCCGATGGTACTGCCAGAAGGCGCATCGTTCCAGTTTGTTTCACCTGGTGCTAATATAGATTCTTATCTAAACGCCGTAAGGTTTTATGTTGATTCAGTAGCTTATAATAACAATTTAAAAGTGAAGTGGTCGGTTGGTCGTGAGGCTTTTATCAGCGGTGAATCCCTAAAGATGGCAGAGATAGATTTAACCGAAGCGGTTATGTCAGACTATCAAATGATTTGGAGGGGTGTAGAGAATAAAAGATTTAAGACCGATCGTATAATACTGGAAGCCCACAATATTAGAGTCCCCGATGAATACAGCGTTGACTTTTCCGAGCCAAGATTTCCCCTTACCGCTAAAGAAGAAAGAGAACAGTGGGCATGGGAATGGGATAACAATCTATCCACTACGAAGGACTGGTTAAGGAAATATAACCCAGATTTAAGCGATGAAGAATTAGATGAAATGGTTGCTAAGATAGTCCCCGAGCAACCAGAGGAAGCAACGGCAGGATCTTTCCTGGCAGAAGCGTTGAGCAGTGAATGAGCGAATTAGTAAAGTTTAAAAAAGAATATCTGTTAATGGTTAGTCGAATGACCGATCAAGTCTTTCAATTGATAAAGGCTGGCCAGACTAAAGATCAGATCCTCGAATTGTTATCTAAGAAAGATTTTAAGAAAGTTATCCTTGCTGATAAGGAATTTAAAAATGCTTACAATGCGTTGAATGGTCTTTATGGTAAAGCCTTAAAGAATATGGATAAGTTCGCAGATATATCTCCCAATACATTGTTAGCCATTACAAAGATGAACCAAGCCACCTTCTTTGATAAGATGGCTGTTGATATTGCGACCTCCCTAAAGGGAAATATGACCTCTGGAATATTAGGGGGACTAAGCAAGAACGACATTATTAACGGCGTAACAGCCTCTCTACGGCCAGATCAGATAGATACCTTAGTTACTACCGCACTAAGCAATTACACAGCTTCTATCAACTCGTTAATGGCTGATAAATTACCTAAGAATGTTTCTTATGTTTACACTGGTCCAGTTGATAAAAAGACCAGACCGATTTGCTTACAGCTTATGTCAAGTGGACAATTAACAAGGTCGCAGATAAACGGAATCGTTTCAAATGGGTTTATTGAGCGTGGAGGATTTAATTGCAGACACCAGTGGAGATTACTCACGAAGCAAACTCAAATGTTTGATCCTAAAGGGGCTAAGAAAGAAGCCAAATTAAGGGGGATCTCTTTAAGTGGCTAAACCAAAACCAATAGATGATATGTTTGATAAATTAACAACAACCCAGAAGATGATAAAGCTTGGTGAAGAAATGATTGGTTTGATAATCGAAAGAACTCAAAGAGGTTATGGAGTCAATGGTTTATTTAAGGAGTATTCGAGAAAAGGATTAAATCCTTACTGGAAAAGAAAGCAAAGGGGAGAAGGTAAAGCGTTCAAAGGTCAATCTGAAAAACACAAGCCGAACAGTCCCAGGGATGTCAACCTAACTTTAACAAGTAAGATGTTAAGCAGTCTTAGAGTTAAAGGTAGCACAACTGCGGATCAAGTAACGATAGGGATGCCAGGTACAGAAGCGATTAAAGCAAACGCACAAGAATTACAAGGGAGAGCCATGTCAACTACTGCTAAACCAGTAACGACAATGGAAGAAAAATTTATTGCTGAATTCTTTGGTAAGGAAATTAAAAAAGCCATGAAAGATGCAAGCGGTAGAACAAGGATAGTAATTGGATAACTCACAAAAGAGGATATAAATGTCAAACGAAGAAGTCGGTCAGGACGAAAAAACTGAAGCCATCGGTCAGGATGTAAAAACTGAAGTCGTAGAGAGCAACGATAAAGCTGAAGATTATAGTGTTCCAGGCTATCGTTTCAAAGAACTCAATGAGAAAAATAAAGCCCTTGAATCCAAAGTAAAGGCTATGGAAACCGATGCAAAAACAAAGGTTGAATCCGAAGCCGTGGAACGAGAAGAATTTAAAGAGTTGTATGAAGCTGCAAAAGTTGAGCGTGATAAATACGCCAGCGATGCGGAAAAATATTACTCCATTGAAGAATCTCGTAAGAGCAGACTCCTTGAGTCTTTTCCAGAAAACCTTAGAGAGAAAATGTCTAAGTTAGATTCTGAAACGCTGGAACAAATGAAAACAGAATTTACAAATAAAATACCTCAAGTAGATAATAGCGGTGGGGGAGTATCTGGTGGAAAGGTGTTGGAATGGAAAAACCTTACAGCAACAGACCGAAAGAAGAACTTCGCTGATATTATGAGGAAAAAATAGAAAGATAAACAATGGCAAATGTAACTTTAACAACGGCTGCCGTATTCGTCCCAGAAGTATGGAAGGATGCAATCCTTGATTATGCTGAAGCAAATTTCAGAATTCGTAATCAAGTTACTAATGTTTCCGACATCGCTTCTGGTGATACAGTACATGTCCCGAGAATTTCTCAGGAAACTGCAGCCGCAAAAGCAGCTGGCACAATAGTAACCTATTCTGCTCAGACTGATGGTGAAGTATCGATAGCAATCGATCAACATGCTTATGAAGCAAAACGGATTGACGATATAGTCCGTGTCCAGGGATCATATGACCTCTTTTCTTTATATGCTAAATCAATGGGATATGCTTTAAGTAAGAAGATCGAGAATTACCTTGCACTCTTAATTCAAAGTGCTACAGCAAATGATGTTACTCTGGCTGCAGACAACACATTTACTACGGCTGAAGTGCGTTCCGGATTACAGAAATTACTCGATGTGAATGTAGACTACACCAATGGAGAAACGCATCTTTATGCTTCCCCTGCTGGTTATATGGGTCTTATGAGCCTCGGTGAATTCTCTGACTTCCAAGAGCGTGGTCCAGAAGCTGGCGGTGGTGCTGGTCCAAATATTACTGGTCAACTTGGCTCCATTTATGGAATGCCAGTTTACACCAGTACTGATTGGGATGACGATGGCGGAACTGGTGACGAGACCGCTTCCATCTTCACAAAAGAATCGGTAATGTTTGCAATGCAAATGGAACCAAGAGTGCAGTCAGTATATGACATCGATTTTTTATCCACAAGTGTGGTAGCCGATGTTTTATTTGGTGCGTCTCTGACTCAAGCGGTAGGTACTGCAGCAGGTCAAATCGTAAACTTCAATAATCCCTAATCGGATAGGTTGAACTAAGAATAGGTGGGGGGCTTTAATTAGCCCCCTAACCTTTTTAAACTTTTAAAAGGAATAGAATTATGGCAACAGATTTAACAAATGTAGCTGTCTCCACTGGATATGTTCAATTATTACATATTGATGGTGGGGTTGGGGGATCTGTCACTCGTGTTTACGATGGTGACGGAACAGGTACACCATTACAAATATCTACATCAGAAGTACAAATTTTAGATGGTTCTTACAACTTTGATGTAGCTTCTCACGATGGAACAAACGGATTAAAGTTAGGGGGAACTTTAGTAACGAGTTCTGCAGCTGAATTAAATTACAATGATATATCCACGCTTGGTACAGCCCAGGCGAGTAAGGTATTAACAGTCGATTCCAGTTTAGATGTTACTGGTATAAGGAATTTGACCGCTACAGGAACTGTCCAAGCAGCCAATTTTACTGGCACAGGGAATACTCAGATAGGAGATGCGGCAGCAGATACAGTAGCGATGAATGCTACGATCACAACGAATTTAATCTTTGAGGGATCAACCGCTAATGCTTACGAAACAACTTTAGCAATAACCGATCCAACCGCTGATAGAACCTGGACGATTCCAGACTCAACAGATACTTTTGTTGGGAAGGCGACCTCTGACACTTTAACAAATAAGATTTTAACAGCCCCAGATATTAATACGCCAGATATTGATGGCGGTACAGTGGATGCGATTACAACTTTGACAGTAGCGAACTCAGTCGATATTGGGAACTATACTTTAACGGCTAATGGGTTAACAATTGATGGGACATTTACAGATGGAAGTCTATCTATCGCAAGTGGATCCATTGCAAGCGCAGTGAATGGAACTTTTTCTGGAACTGTTCAAGCGGAACAATTAACCACAACCGATGACTTAACAGTTTCGGGATTAGCAACTATCGGTGAAACTCTTGCCGTTACAGGCGTGGCAACTTTCACGGCACAATCGGTACATAATGGAGGCTTGAGTACAGGGGCTTTGGTTATGAACGATGGATCTATTACAGATACAAGTGGAACTATAAATTTTGGAAACGAGAATTTGACCAGTACAGGCGTTGGGACTTTTGCCTCACTGGACATTAGCGGTAACGCCGATATTGATGGGACTATGGAAGCAGATGCGTACACAGTAGATGGAACAACATTGGCTGAGTATATTGCAGATACAGCAGGGGCTATGGTTTCAAGCAATACCGAAAGCGGTATCACAGTAACATATCAAGACGGAGATAATACAGTTGATCTTTCTGTGGATGCTGCTCAAACAGGTATAACTTCGATTTATGCTACAGATTTAATTTTAGGAGAAGATTCTCAAACTGCTATTGATTTTGGAACGGCAAATGAGATTGACTTCAAAGCAGATAATGCAGCCAGATTAACATTAACCGCTTCGGCCTTATATCCTGTAACTGATAACCAAATAGATTTAGGTACAAGTTCCTTAGAATTTAAAGATGCTTTCTTTGACGGAACTGTTACATCAGATACTTTTACTGATGGTACTTTATCAGTAGCCAGTGGGTCTATATCGAGTGCGGTAAACGGAACCTTTTCTGGAACAGTTCAAGCCGAACAACTTACGACTACAGATGATCTAACTGTTTCGGGTCTGGCTACAATAGGTGAAACACTTGCGGTAACTGGAGTGGCAACCTTTACGGCTCAGTCAATCCACAATGGTGGAATGAGTACAGGAGCATTAGTATTAAATGATGGTTCAGTTACAGACACCAGCGGTGCAATCTCTTTTGGTAATGAAAATTTAACAACTACTGGAACACTGGGAGCAGGAGCAACCACAGTAACATCATTAAGTGCAACTGAAGGGAATATTACAAATGTAGGTGATATAGCTCTGGATTCCATTAGTGCGGATACGACTGATATTAATGTAGCTGTATCTGATAATTCAGCGACAGCTTTCACGGTCAAGCAAGGAACAGATGCTTATCTTATTGTGGATACCGCTAACACGAGTGAGTCGGTAGCCATTGGAACTGGTATCTCTGGAACGGCAGTATCTATAGGTCATGGAACTTCCGAGACAGTAGTCAATGATAACCTTACTGTAACAGGAGATCTTACTGTATCAGGAACAACCACGACAGTATCTTCTGGAACTCTAACTATTGGAGATACCTTAATAAAATTAGGCCAAGCATACACAGGAAGTGCTTACGACCAGGGGATTGTATTCACCAGAGGCGATGGATCGAGTACCAATACGCAGAACATGGCCTTTATCTGGGATGAATCTGCTGATACCTTCGCAGCAATTAAAGCTGCAACAGAAGCAGGAACGACTTCGGGTAATGTCACGGTAACAGATCATGTACCTTTAAGAGTCGGTGCTTTAACGGCAGATGACGCTTCAACTTTTACAAGTACAATCTCAGCAGCCACAGGATCTACGATTGGCAACTTAACTTTAGCCAACGGATCCATAACTGATTCTTCTGGTGCTATTGATTTCGGAAATGAAAATTTATCAACCTCTGGAACATTAGGAGCAGGGGTTATCACAGCAACTGGTTTAACAATCGGAAGTGCGGTCATAACAGAAGCTGAATTAGAGATTTTAGATGGAGCAAGTTTATCAACTACAGAATTGAATTATGTTGATGGAGTTACTTCGGCAATCCAAACTCAGATAGATACAAAAGCACCTCTCGCAAGCCCAACTTTTACAGGAACAATCACTATTGGTAGCGCAGGGATTAGCGAAACAGAATTAGAAATCTTAGATGGCTTGACAGTTACGACTGCCGAACTTAATATCATGGATGCAGACACAGTTCAAGCAACTGTGACATTAGCAGCAACAGACGGAGTCGTGATAAGCGATGGTACTGTAATGAAACAGGCTTTGGTATCCGACTTTGAAGTCTATATGGAAGCCAACCTTGATACAATGGGATCACAGTTTACTTCTGCAAGTTCATTGGCTACTGTGGGAACGATCGGAACTGGTACTTGGGAAGCAACGGATGTTGCAGTGGCACATGGTGGAACTGGAGCAAGCACACTCACTGATGGTGGTATTTTATTAGGTAGTGGAACAAGTGCAATCACAGCCACAGCAGTTTTGGGTGATGGTGAAATTTTAATTGGTGACGGAACAACTGATCCAGTGGCACTTGATATTGGAAGCTCAACAGCAGTCACGACACTTGGGACAATCACAACAGGTGTTTGGAATGCCGGAGCAGTTACTTCTTCAGGCGTAGGTACTTTTGCTTCATTAGATATTAGTGGAGCCATAGATGTGGATGGAGTTACCAACCTTGATGTAGTGGATATTGATGGTGCTGTAGATATGGCAAGTACATTAACTGTTATTGGGAATGTTGGTATTGGGGCTGCTCCAAGTGCTTGGAACGCTTTACACGAAGCAATTCAGTTTGGCAACGCTGGTATTGCATACAGAACCAGTAACAACACACTTTCTATTATGGGGAATGCTTATTATGAATCTTCAGGAAGTGCTAATCCTACCTATCTCTCAAATAATGAGGCAACTGAACTATCTTTATCTGATGGTGCTTTTGTTTTTAGAAGTGCGAGTGCAAGTACTGGAACTATTTCCTGGTCAGAAAAAATGAGGATTGATTCAGCAGGTACAGTAACATTAACAGGTGTTACAACCAAATTATCTAGTACTGCTGCTCAATTATGGATAGGTGAAGGTGATGGTGCCACTGACCTTTATTTCTCAAAAGGTGATACTAATGAAGAAGTAAGATTTTCTAAAAATGGAGGTGGTGATTTAGATATTCTTACCAATGCAGCCACTTTACACCTTGACCAAGACGGCGAGGGATATTATTCTGGCGGGAATTTTGGGATTGGGGGAACTCCGGCCTCAACTACACACTTACAAGTAAATAATGACACGATAAATACAAGCTCAGATTTTTATGGGATTTACGCTAACCATACAAAAACATTAGGTACTTCTAGTGTTGGAGATTTAATGACTGGCATTCGTTCTTATATGGTTTTCAATGATGCTGATGCCGCTTATAGCAACGTAATAGCCGGAAGTTTTGAGGCTATTGGTCAGTCGTCATCGGGTGAGTGCGTAGGAATAATAGGAATAGATGTCACAGCCTCATTTGCTGCTGGTGATATAAATAGTATCTACGGAGCTAAAATAGTTACAGATATTAATGGTGGCACAATAGACAGTTCAGCGTATGGTATTTTTAATCAAATTGATTTGGAAAGTGGCGTTAGTGGTTCTTTTTCCAATTATGGATATTTCGGTAATGTCGATTCAGATACAGATGTGGCTACTTACGGTGTATATTATGAGGGAGCTAGTAATCAGGATTACCATTGGGTTGGGTCTAGTAGTACTGTAGGTTCTATTACTTCAAGAATAAGTGATGCTGGTCTAATAGAGGCGAAAACTACAACTATATCTGGTCTTGACTATGCAGAGTATTTTGAGTCTAAAGATGGAAAATCGATTGCCGTAGGAATGACTGTTAAACTTGACGGAGATAAAATAGTCGCTTGTAGTGATGGAGATACGCCAATAGGTGTTGTTAGACCTCTTGGCTCTTCAGGTGTTATTGGTGGTGACCAACCTTTCCATTGGCAAGGTAAGCACGAGAAAGATGTATATGGTGGTGTTGTAATGGAAGACTTTACTAAAACAAAATGGGAAACTGAAGTCGATGAGGCTGAATATGTTAAAAGAAAAGACGAGAAGGAACAACGGAAATATAAAAGAGTTGAAGGCAGTGAAGCTATTCCAGCTGTAGATGCAGTTACACAACAAAAGACAGTTGATGAAGAAGTCGAAGAAGAAGTGACTACCGCAGAAGTTGTATTAGAAGATGGTAAATATGTACAAAAGACCACTACTGAAACTGTAACTAAAACAGTTAAAGTTCCTCAATATAATGAAGTAGATTTATACGATAAAGATGGCGAAGTGATTGGTAAACATCAAGTCCCAATAATGGAAACTGTTGAAGAAGCTGTAGCGGCTGTTGATGCGGTAGCTGATACTTACTTTAGGAAACATAAATATTATTCAGATAGAATCCCAGATGGGCTAACAGCTCCTGATGATGCTGAAGTTATAAATAGAAGTGATAAGCGACCAAAGTTAAACTCAAGCTATGATGCTTCCAAAGAAGAAAGTTATAAATCAAGAGAAGAACGGGATGAATGGCATATCGTTGGATTACTTGGACAGATTCCTATTACCAAAGGGCAACCGATGGCAGATAGTTGGATTAAAATGAAAGATGTTTCAGATACAGTTGAAATGTACTTTGTGAAATGATGAGTAAAATACTACTCGCATGAGTACAATAGTACGCAATGACTAAACCAATATCAGAGAACAGTTCTTTAAACATCAGCTTGCCGATGCTGGTTCAAGCAGTCGGATTTATCGGTGCAATGATTTGGGGATTTGGAGAACTGAACGGCAGGATCTCTTTTTTAGAATACCAGGTAAAGATGAACGAAGAACATATTATAACTATAGAGGAAGAAGCTGCAGTTAATCAGGATGCTGAAATTCCAGCGGACATCCGTCAAGATGAAAGAATTAATTTTTTAGAAAAAGAAGTTGTAAGACTTCGCAACAAAAAAGGAAATAATAATGGCAAAACAAAATAAAGAACAAAAGCCAGTATTGATGATGGACGATAAGGAATATCAGATTGACGATCTTGCTGATGACCAGAAATTAATGGTTGCGCATATCAACGATTTGAACCGCAAAATTGATGGAGCGACCTTTAACCTTCAGCAATTACAATACGGCCGTCAAGCCTTCACTAACGCCCTTAAAGAGGCATTAGAGCCAGGAGAAGTTGAAGCGTAAGGCTTCAGAAAGCTATGGGGCATCGGGTTTTCCTTTGCCCCTTATAGGAAAAAAATGAATGGAAAAATTATTAATACAAGAGTGGGGAATTGTTGGCGTGATGCTGGCAATCTTGTGGATTCTAATAGCGTTTCTTCAGAAAACATTAATGAAGAAATTGGGAGAGACTGACGATAAGGTGATTGCCTTGATTAACAGGTGGAATCGGTCTGACGAAATTTCTTTAAGGCATCGGGAAGATATTATTAAAGAATTAAACGATGTGACGGATGATCTTAATTTTATAAAGGGAAGGCTAAACGGTAAAGGGCAATGAAATTGAACGAATACAGAGATGAAATGATGAGCCTTTTGATTAAGGTGGATACTCGCCAGGAAGAAGTATATCATAGGATTGGAAGGATTGAGATTCACTTAGAAAGATTAAATGGAAAAGTAGCTGAACACGAAAAGAAAATAACTTCCCTGTGGAGTTATGGAGTTGCTTTTATATTTGTAGTGAGTGTTGGGATTAACTTAATAATGAGAGGATTCTAAAATGACAGCAGTAGAATTTATTGCAATGAATTGGGAGTGGTTTTTATTAGGCTTTATGATATGTGAAAAACTTGTAAAGCTATCGCCGACTAAGGCTGATGATATTTTGTTGGACATAGTTTGGGGAAGTATTAAAAAAACAGTAGGGAGAAAATAATGCTAAAGAGAGTAATCGGGAGATTGGTAAAAAAACACGGAATGAAAAAATTATTAATTATGGTAGGAGATTGGGCAGTTCGTGCTTCTAATTCCAAGAAAGACGATGAGGCGTGGGAGATGGTTGTCAAACCTTTTATTGAAGAAAAATTCTAAATGGTTAGCATTGACCAGGTAAGAGATTTGATCTTTAAAGTCTGTCACGGATTGCAAGACAAGTTTTCTTCAGACGATGCCATTCAACTTGTCCTGGAAACTGGATTGGTGGAATCCAATTATAAGTTTTTAAGGCAATTAGGAAATGGTCCAGCCAGAAGCTTTTGGCAGATAGAGCCATCCACCGCAGTTGACAATCTACAGCACTATTTGAAACATAGAACTCCGCTAATGCACAAATGCGCAGATGTAAGTATTGTCGATTTAAAGCATTGGCAGAATTATTCAGATCCCTTATGGTCAGATATATTAGAAAAGAATATGGCGGCAGCCATAATCCATTGCCGTTTGAAGTACTGGAGAGTGCCGAAGCGAATGCCAAATACCTTAGAAGGCCGGGCTGAATATTGGAAGACATATTACAATTCTTCTGATGGGGCTGGCACAGAGGAAAAATATGTTGAAACGATAAAAGGGATGAGAGACCTCTTGTGATTACAAAGACAGCGATAGTTATTCCAGATCAGCACTTCCCAATTCACGACCAGAAGGCGGTTAATTGTGCCTTAGAAATTATCAAGATTGCGAAGCCTGATATGTTTATTAATCTTGGGGATGTCGGCGAATGGGAAACAGTAAGTGCCTGGCGTTGGAGAGATAAAAAGCAACCGCCATTAGAATATCAACTTCCATTAATAGATGAGGAAATTGAAGCGGTTAACGATGGAATAGATCAGTTTGATCAGGTGTTGGATAAAGTCGGTGTTGAGGAAAGGCATATTCTTGAGGGCAATCATGATTACTGGCTGAATAATTTCGTGAATAAATACCCATATCTGAAAGGATATAGATTCAAGAACGCCTGCCATTGGGATAAAAGGGGCTACAAGTTTCACAGTATGAATCGGCCGTTAAGGATTGGAAAATTATCTTTTATTCATGGAGCCTATGTAACTATGAACCACGCTAAAAAACACGCTGAGATTTATGGCAATTTAGTCTATGGGCATACTCACGATGTTACTTCTTCGGCTATCGGGAGACTGGATGGAACAGTTAAGGCTTGGAGCCTGGGCAATTTGAAAGACATGACCGCCGAAAAGAATGAATGGTTGAAGGGGAGAATACATAATTGGCAACACGCCGTAGGGCATATCACTTGGTTTAAGAATGGTAATTTTAAGGTTGAGGTAATTGATATTGTAAAAGGTGTAACCGCTTTTAGAGGTGAAGAAATCAATGGATAATTATGTAGAAAATTTAAAGAAGATAAAGGAATTGGCTGGTGAAATTAGAGTCTTAAATCTATTAGAACCTTCGAGCCACACTGTTAGTATTATGGCCGAAATAATAGAACGATGTAAGCACATTCCTGAGTTAGAGATGGTTGACAGTAATTTTATTAATATGGATAATTTTGAGGCTGAAGCATGAGTACATATTTAGAAACGATTTGCACACAAGAAGATATGCAATCAATTTTACCATCGCTTGGTGAATACAATCGGAATACAGTTTTAACCACCTGGGCGATATATTCTGGGAATGTTTACAAGTCGGCAAGTTCTGGGAGAGTAGACATTTTATATCGAGATGGAAACGAATTAACATTGGCTGCTAATTTGGCAGCGGTTGATTCTGATGGGGAATATTTTTACGATAGTTCTAAGGATGTGGTTTATTTATTTAGTTCCGCAAGCCCTTCAACAAGCCACACAATAGAGTCGGGGAAAGACTTCACGGATACAGTTACAGAAGCAAGAAATCGTGCTTCAGAACTGGTTAGATCAATGGTAGCAAAACCAATCTATAAAAGAAAAGGGGTCGGCTATCAAGGAGAAACAACCAGGAATTATGACGAGGTATTAATCTTATCTGCTGCAGCTATCGCAGTTGCTTTAATGGTTAGACCTTTTGATTCAGAACTTGCCACAGAGATTGAAGAAAAATATAATAATGAGGGAGATCCCCCAGGAATTCTACAGCTTATAAGAGATGGTTTTATTAAACTCCATCACGAATTCTCGGCTGATCGCAGTCAAGGATTGATTATTCCAGTTAGTGTTAATTCCTCTACAACTGGAAGCATCGTTGATATATCTGGATCTCCTTCAAGAACTGATATGCTAAGAATACAAATAACAACTGGTGGAACTTTGGCTTATGGAACAGCATCACCAGTTAAATATAAAGTATTGGCATCTGACGATACTGGAGTTCAGACAACTACAATAGTAGAAGGAGAAACATTAACTGGGGGCTATGATACTTTAGGAATGGGATTAAGGTTTAAAGGATCTCAGGGAGTATTTACTTCTGGAGATTATTGGTTTGTCGATGCAATATCTGGAACGCCAGAAACTCAGAATCCAATTAGAACCTCAACTGCACGGAGATATTAATGGCAATAGTTTTTAAGCCAAATCATAGAAGAATGCTGGATGCTTTGACTGATATTATTTCAACGGAGTTTACAGGAACACCAATTTATTATGAAGATCCAGATAGATTTAAATCGAGGTCGTCCCAATTCTTTAGTCTAATTCCAGGCGAAAGTACATTAGTTCAATCTTATGCTGGTGGTTCATTAAGGGGCTACCAGGTTTCAATCAGATATTATCTAAGGAAGCCGAGACTGGATAACTACAGAACGAATGTATTTGATTTTATGGCTGATCGTGGGGAAAGGTTAATCAGGCTAATTAATAATAAGAATAAGTATGAGGATTCTGTAAACACTTTTTCTGAATTGGATACTACGTTTGGTACTTTAGCCGATGTCTTTTCTTCTATCATTACCTATAGATGGCACAATGGCAGAATAGATAATATTGATTACGATCCGTCAAGATCCGAGAGAGAGAATAAAAGAGATTTACAGATTTTTGAAGCAGATTTTTTGTGTAACGTAATGGAGACAACATAATGAAAGTAAAAGCTGGACCATTTTTCGGGAGAATTTCAGAAGCGAGAGATTACTTTCGTTTGGGAAAAGAGACTTGGAAAAAATTAGGAAAAGGTGAATCCGTAGATATTGAACCACCGGAAGAACTGGTGCGTAAAAACTACTTAATCAAAATAAAAAAAGAAAAGGAGAATAAATAATGGCACAAGTTTATTCTGGGAAAAAATACTCCCTTTTCTTAGGACGACAGACAGATGCTTCTACACCAGTAGCTATGGGAACTGCTCAATCTGCAAATGGTGAATTTGTAGTATTAGATGTTGCTTCCATAACTGATATAGATTTTACTGGTGGATTGGTAACAGATCGGACACTAAGAACAGGACAACAAGTCAAACGATTGACAGATCACTATGTAAGTGAAAAAGGAGCCACAAAGACATTCGCTTTTGAATGGGTTGTTTCTCATAAAGAAGGTTTAATGATATTGCTTGAACTGATAAGCGATGGCGATGTTTTGACACCATACACAATCTTAGGAAATTACGAAGCTAAAACCTATGCGGTCGCAGCTTCAACTGGCGCATTAGCTACGATAATTCTGAAGAATTTAGATTCAAATAAAGCAGCCGGTCAAGATAGGCTTATGCAGGATGCGGCACTTACAAGTCTTAGCCTAAGAATGGAAGCTGGCACATCTGGCGGTCGGTTGATCGCAAGCGGTACTTTTATGAGTGGACATACTGTAAGCACGGCAAGCACAAGCGTTGTTCCAGATGGGGCGCAGAATTCTTTTGTGAAAAGCCTCTATGATATGACAACTAAAACAATAGACGGAGTCGCTGTGATTGTTAATTCATTTTCATTAGACATAACCAATCCTTGCGTAAGAGTTGGATATGATGCTACTGGCGATGCTGAAGGTTATTCAAGAGCAGGGGAAACCACCTGCGTTGGATCTATGAATGTTCTATACAATGAGAATTCAGATGCTTTCTTGGCTACAGTTCTACAGAATCCAGCAACGACTCCAGGGGCAGTAGCTGCCGTTTTATTTGCAGACGCAGCCATTGGTTCTGGTGCTTTGGGATTTAGTATTCCACAAGCGGTATTGACGAGCCATACTGTTTCAATGGAAGGTGCTGAAGAAGGCATGATGCTTGAAGTCGGTTTTGAGGGAACTGCTTTAACTACTGAAAAGTTGTATGAAATAGATGTGAGTCCTTGATAAAATAAAAAACAGGAGATAGAGAGATGAAAGTAAAAGCCATTGGTAAGGATTGGGATGTAAACGATGCTACATACAAACAGCGCAGGGATATTTACAGGATAAATGTCAAGGCGTTCTGGGATGGCAAGGTTGACCCCGATCAATATTATGAGGTATTGGAGAAATGCGCAGAGGTTTCTGGATTAAAAGAGAAAGATTTTAAGGATCTTTCAATGGTTGAGGTGGATCAATTACTTCAATCTATTTTAACCAGTTATCTTGGATTGGAAAAAAAAGTAGATGGGGATTAAGTCTTTTTGTTTGGGCTACTTACTACAAACTGGAGTCTATAGATCGGTTTTTAGAATTTCCCTACAGGGCTCAATCCCCCATCTCGGCAGAATTTAAGGAGTTTAAAAACGAGGCAGATATATGGAAAGAAGTTGAAGCGATTGCTGAACTTGCTAAAACTTCAAAGACAAGAACTATGGGCCACTTATTATATGATCTTGTTCCTTTATTTGCCTCACCTCCTTTACTCGTTAAAGATTGGATGGTAGACATTATGAACGAATATCATTGGATTAAAAATTGGAATATATCGCCAGGAAACTTAGATGATATTTCCGCATTTCGTCTTGATTGCTGGACAATTATCGAAAATGAATTAACTCAAATTCAAATGAACGAAAGAAATAAAGATGGCGTCTAAAAGAATATTTGACATAATTTTTAAGACTAAGGGAACTGATAAAGCTAAGAGTGCGGTTAAAGGTTTGGGGAGTGCTTTAGGTACAATCGTAAAAGTTGGTGCATTAGCAGGGGCAGGAATTGCAGCTTTATCCGTAAAGCTTGCAGGAGATTTCAGTAAAAATTTAAGAGAAGTTTCCACCTTGATGGATAATACTTCTGAAAAAAGTATTAAAAAGATGGGAAAGGAATTAAGACTTTTATCCCAGACTTCTGGTCTCGCATTATCTTCTTTATCAAAAGCAAAATATGATATAGTATCTGCTGGCTTTTCTGGTGCGGCTCAATCTGCGCAAGTCCTTGCAGCTTCTTCTCAGCTTGCCGTTGGAGGTGTTACTTCTGCCGCATCTGCAGCCGATCTTTTAACCACTTCTTTAAACGCTTATGGATTAGGTGCGGATCAAGTAAACGATGTAAGTGATACTCTATTCACTACAGTCAGGCTTGGGAAAACAACGATGGACGAGCTGGCCGGATCGCTTGGTAAAGTTCTTCCAATAGCTAAAGCATCGGGGGTTTCTTTATCTGATATTGGTGCAGCAATGGCTTCATTAACCGCAGGCGGTATTAATACGGCTGAATCAACGACCGCCTTAAGAGGGGCAATCATAGCGTTAACTGCCCCGACAGAAGCGGCAGCAAAAGCTATGAAAGTCGGGGGAATAGAAGCAAAAAGATTTGATGATGGTTCATTTGATTTACTGGAAACAATTAAACAATTTGAGGGAATGGATCCAGCGGCATTAAGAAAATTTATTCCTGACATCAGTGCTTCCGTAGCAGTCTCCGCATTAGCAAATAATGTGGAAGGATTAAGCGATAATTTACTGGCTTTTGAAGATAGGGCTGGGGCATCAGAAACCGCTTTTAATAAGATGGCTGGCGAGTTTAATACTCAAATGGCTATGCTTAAAAATACCTCTCAATCTGTTATGATTGAAATTGGCAATGTAATTATAGATGCAATTCTTCCTTCAATAACTTCAGCAAACGAATCTTTAGCAACGATGGGAGAAATTGGCTGGGATGTTATAGCTGGCAGACTTGTTGAAAACATGGATGTGTTAAAGAATCTTGCCGTCCAAAGTTTCGAAATTATAGGGGCTGAATTGGGCATAGTAGCACAAAAGACAATCGCACTTCTTCCAGGATGGTTAGGGGGAAGCGATACAAAAGCCCAAGAAAACATAGACATCTATGAAAAAGAAATTAAAGATCGTATGGCAATCATAGGCTTTGACATTCAGGCTTTAACTAAAGAATTGACTGAGCCTGGACCAGTAAATGAAGAAGTCTGGGGTGAATGGCAAGAGGGCATGAATGCGATGTTTGGCGATATGAAAATAGGCGAAGAACTCTGGACAGCACCAGAACCCAAACTAATGAAAGGGATTGATTCTTATGCCGACTCAATGCTTAAAGCTAAAATTCAAGCTGGAAATTTAGCTGCAGCCGAAGCGATGAAAAGGAAAACCATCGAAGAATCACTTGCAGCAACTGCAAAAGCCGCAGCATTAAATGCTACAAGTGCAGAGGATGCTATGGAAAGAGTTGTAAGAGCAGCATATATGGAAGCGGTTGCGAAACAAATTGCAAAGATAATTGTAGGCGTTCCTTTCCCTTTTAATATCGGGCTTGCTGCAGGGGCAGCTGGAATTATGAGTGGCCTGTTTGATGGTGCTGTAGGAGCAGCGAAGAAAATAAAATTTGCTCAGTTCGGAATGAATGAGATGGTTTCTCAACCGACTTTAATTATGGCAGGAGAAGCTGGGCCAGAGCGTGTAAGTATAACTCCAGCATCAAGACCATCTTCAGAGCAAGGCGGTGGGGGAATGACGATCAACTTTCTTGGGCCAGTAACGAATAAGGAATTTGTAAGGGATACAATTATTCCCGAAATTAATCGGGTGCAAGGTTTGGGATTAGCTTAGATGCCATTGTCTAAAGGATCTTGGTCTCCAACTTCAGGAATGCGAGAGAATTGGCTTATCCAAGTTCATGAAACAGATGGAAGTGGGTTTAAATCATTTTCTTTCTTTGATCAAACTGTAAACAGCGTTGCTTATTCTGGCGTTGTAATAAATAATCCATCAATAAGAGAGTCGATTGATATTTTCCGATCCTCTTTTGCTGTGAGCAATTTAAATTTAGAGTTACAAGACGATTCCGATTTAAGACAGGATTTTTTATTCGGAAGCAATTACTATTTAAATGGAGATGTTAAAGTTTTTTCTTGCCTGGACTCAGGGACAGTTGCAAACCTCAATAATGTTCCGCAGATATATCAAGGCAGATTAGAATCTGTAAGCCATAATGATAATACAGTCACTTTAAATATTGTTGCAAAAAGACCTTATGATAATGTTACAGTTCCAAAAGTTTATAGTGCTGAAAATGTAGTAGCACCTTTGGTTTATGGGGATTATTCTGGCCACGATTCAATCAAGACGAATGGGACTCCAAATAATTGGAGGGCAATCCCTTTTACTAAATTTGATTCAACTGGAATGTCTTTTATAAGTGGAACTCTTGCCGAAACTTCTCAAGAGGTATCTACATATATTCCAAATTATGATATGTTTATAAAATATCATGGGGGAACTTATAATAATGCGACTGCTGGCAGTGTTAAAGTTTTTAAAATACCAGTTTCTGGAAAACATATTTATCAAGCAGCACCAGTTTCTAATAGTGCTATCACTACAAGTTCTGAAATAACTGCTGCAAATTTATCTAATACTTATGATTTAAATGATTCTACCGAAGGCACATTAACATTTCCGATTGGATCAGTCTCCGCAGCAACTTATTCCTATAAAGAGAGATATGTTTTTGACAGTGTTTTGGAAATAGGTCAAGCAGCAAGAGTTACTTATGATGTAACTGGATATAATAATGTAACCGAAGTGAATGTTCAACTAATATTATTAGATGCTGACGGAGCAAATGCTGGCACAGGCGTAGAAGATGTGGCTGCTGCAAATGTAAGCAATAGAACTGTTAAAGTAATAGCTACTGCTGATGCTGTAAGTGTTGATGTATTAGTAAAATTTGAATATTCAAGCGGTGTAAGTCCAGTTGCAGTTGTAGAAATTAAAGAGGTGTTTGCTTATATTATAAAATTTAAAGAAGATGTTAAATTTATTTATAGTGCAGCAGATGGAGAAACACAAGGTTATAAAGGAAGTTCAACCAGAGTAAGTAAAATTCACGAGGCTCACAGATCTTTTGTTCATAATATATTAGGTGTAGATACAGATGGGGGAGGAAGCGATGATCCAGATGGTTGGTCAGACCTAAACACTTCAAGGGCTTCCTGGACTTGTAGGTATAATTTATTGGATACTATCCCAGCAAAAAAGTTTTTAGATAAGATTCAATTTGAAGGTGGATTTGTAAGTACATTTTCAGCTTCTGGGGATGTTAAGTATATATATGTAAAAGATTCTTATTCCTCAGCCGATCACACTTTAGATAAAAACGATCTGGCTGATGTGTCCTTTTCACATACTCCGCTTTCGAGCTTAATAACAGATATCTTAGTTAATTATGATCCACACCCAGCTAAAAAAAGTCATTACAGAAGTCAGACAACTGCTTCAGAATCAACGATTAGATCTAATTATAACATAGCAACCGCACAAGTTGTTAATTATAATTTAGATGCCTTAGTTGGGGCAATAGGTTCTGATCTAACGCCTTCTTCTGCTAATTCTGGATTTATTGATTATTATGGCAATCTAAGATCTTCTCCAAGAGTTATTATAAAAGCTGGAATAGTAAATCCGACTTTATTTGATATGGAATTAGGAGACATTTGCACTTTTTCATCTATGCTTCCGGCAACTGTATTTAATAAAAGTTTCTCTGGAGTGCATTTTATGGTTACATCTTTGACAAGGAATTCTGGCAAATTACAAGCACAATTTATAGAGGTTAGTTAATGGCAATTTCAACAGCAGCATTTGATGATGGCGACAATGGTGCGAGCAAAGCAAGTTTTACACCAAGCAGGAATCCAAATATAGGGGTTCAATACGGCACGGATTATTCAGGAATCGTAAGGAATCAAGCCGTGGGTGGAGAAGTCTATACAGTAGAAAGATTTGGCAAGCGTAGATCGTGGTCAATGACTTATGCTTTTTTAAGTTCTGCAGATCAGGTTTTATTACAGGCACTAATAGATTATGCGGGTGGCAGGAAAACTTTTTTTTATTTTAGCGAGGATACTTTTGCGACAACTGGCATCAAGGTTCGGTTTAACCAAGATTCATTCGCTTTCGAGGAAGTGGCACAAGGGGCAACAAGCATAACGCTCAGTATTATCGAGCAATTATAGGTTTCTCTCCTCCTCTCTCCTCCTCCCCCTGGCGATAACATCAAAGGGGGGATTTCTTTTAATTTATACGCCCAAGCTGGTATTCCACTGAAATTAGCGTCCAAATTTAGCCCTCTAAGGCTGTTTTATAAGTTTTCCGTGAACTTGTGCGCTTGGTCAAGGTGTGGTGATGAAGCACCAATTTAGAGCCAAATGGGAAAAACGCCCTCTAAGATGATTTTGGTAAAAATAATTAAAAAAAGGCTTGGTTTGCGCTGGTGAAAGCGTGAACTTGTCGTATGATGATTAA